AGCCTGCTTTAGTATTCCTTCCGCCCATATAAGTGATATAAGCTACTCGTTCGTTTGGAAAGTTAATCCATTGCACAGTAAAGGCACAATAGCATTTATCTTCATCCATCAACATCAACAGTTGTTGCTGTCCTTGTATGACTAATAGTTTTAATTGGTCAGCAGTAAACTCTCCATTACCCTTGTCTAATGCTAGCTGTAATAATGGTTCTGCTAGATGCCAATATTGCTGTACATGATTAGTTGGTACAATATATAGTTTCATAATTTATGTCTGCAAGGTAAAGCTATATTTTATCACTTATCCTACGATAATATAATCAAAATCTAGGTCTGTAGATACAACGCTGGTATGTGTAATAACCGCACTACCTTTTGCTTTAGTAGAAACATAAGGTGTCTGTGCTGCTGCGTTTTCCGTAAGCGGTGATAATAAAATTACGCTATCAAAACCTAGTCTTTCATCGGTAATGGTTGTGGTAGTTGTAGAGGCTGTTAGTGTTACTGTACCCACGTTATTAGTCTTTCCGTTCATTGCGTTATTAACTACTTCAGATACATTTCTAGGCTCACCACCCTGATACGGTAAAGTTCTGAACATTACCTATTTCCTTGGGGTTTAAAGTCTACATCTACCGCCATAGCTGTTGTCCAGTTACCAGTAGGTTTTACAGATATTCTATGGTATCTGCCATAACTTCTTAAGTTAGCCCTGCCTTCTGATGTAGTAGTAACATCATCACTAAATATAACGACATCATTTAATTCTCTACGACTAGCAACTGCAACATCTGCACTACCATTATCTATCTGTGGTCTGGCTAATGTTACAACGCTGTTATAACCCACCTCAACATCAGTAGTAACAATCTCTGGTGATATTGGTAAGCCAGTAAAAATGGCAATCTTATCAGTGATGACTCCAGAAAATAAAATCTTACCACCAACAAACAGTCTTGAGTCTAGTGAGGCAACTAATGTTTCTAGCGTTGTACTTGCTGTGGCTGCTGCTACCATATCGGTAGCTGTTCCTGTTCCAGCACCTGCGCCTGTTGCAGTAAAGGTTAAACCTACAGTATTTGCTGTTGCACCGATAAGAGTAAAGTCGGTTGTTGCACCGCCAATACCGTCATTAAGCGTGACAATAGTATAAGATTTACCAGAAACTGTTGCTGTTGCTGCTACATCAGATTCGCTAGTAATGCCTTCTAGTGTTGTTCCTGTGGTTGCAATAGTTCCTACAACATCTGAAACAGTGCTTCCTCTTGTCCATTTCTGGAGTTGCCAGTTATAGATAAGTAAACTTCTTGTTCCAGCATTGTTAGCATAGTTCCATACCACTAAATTTTTAATAGGGTCAACAGCAACACTCATAGTATTAATACTTGCTAGAAGGACATCATCAAAAAACCACCTATCTACTTTCTCCAAGCCTATAGGAGTGATAGTTTGTCCGTCTGTTGAATACCATCCATCATCAGAGAGAAAGAAGCTTACAGAGCCATACTGTGCCACTGAATTGCCTTCTAAACAGCCTAGTCCTCTTGATATAGTATCAAACTGGAAGAATAAAGGTGAGCCTACATAGGAAGCTCGTAATACAGCCCTTTGTAAGAATACTAACCCAAACTCACCGCCTGTAATAGCTTGTACGTTTCCGCCATCGGCTATAATTTGATAATCTGATTGAGAAGTAGTACCGCTAGTCCAATCTGTTTCATCGTTAATATCTGACCATTGCACCTTGTTAGTATCTGTACCACCTGCAAGATTTCCTGCGAATACAAAATCCCTGACAATAGCAATGTCTTTAGCTATAGGAGCAGCAGCAGCAACATCTGCAAATACGGTTGATACACCTATAGTCCATGCCTGTATCTTTTCAGAGTTATTAGTTGCTAATACTACTTTACCAAATTGCTCAAATTTCCATATACCAGTTCCACCATATCCTCCAGCTTTAGACACATCTGCTAAAGCAAGAGTGGTATTATTCAGTTGAAATAGTTTAGTTGCTCCACCAGCAAATACCGCAACATCATCACCATATCTAGCAACGAATACCGAGTTTAAGTTTTCACTAGCAGCACCAGAATAATTTTCAGCACTAGTAAAGGGAGCATACCCAACAGATACTGGGTATACATTTTTAGCATCAATAATAGAGCCAGCGTTAGATGGTTGGTCAGGCAACCAATCCGTAAATACGAGTCTTTTTGTTGGCATATTATCTCTTTATTGTTAAATAGTTAATTGCTGATTGCAATATTGAAATATTATCTTTTGCTTTGCCTAATAAAATATTACAAGCCGAACATAATAATTCACGAACTTTATTTGTATTATGACAATGGTCAACAGCTAAACGGTTTCCTGAACCTTTTTCACAATTTTCTACATTTTCCCTCTTATCTTTCATAATTAATTATATTATTCAGGTTTTGTAGGAAACAATACATTAAATGGATAACCTTCTTGGTCTGTAATATCTCGTAATTGTTGTCTATATGTAACCCATTTTTGTTTTGTAGATTCATTTATATCAGGAGCTTGAGTCCAGTCGGTATTAGCTAACAACATATTTCTTTGGTATTTTATTTTATCCTCATATCTTTTTGCATCTACATTAACAATGTTTCCATATAATCCTGCAACAACATCATTAAATATTTTAGTCGGTTCTTCTTCTTCACAAACCATAGCTGTATAGGGAGTATATGTAGAATCACCATCTTGTTGTATTTGTACATCTATCATTGTTTTTTCAACATTTGCCCATTGTGGGTTTTTAATTTTCATTTTATGCAGTCCTTATATAAAAAGACATCGGAGCAGCTACATAGTCACGATTTACACATAGCCAACTGCCCGTTTGTCCAAAATTACTACCTGCAACAGTAGCCCCTATAGTACCAGGGTCATACCCAGCATCATAAAAAAATCCTCCAACAGCTATGGTAGTACCACTATTTAACCCAACAATACTAGAAAGAGATATTCGCCCTGCCGTTCCTGATGCTCCTGTTCCTACACCCAAACTATTTACTTGGTAGTTGTTGCCTGTAGTTAAAGCGTTAGCGGTTGTAGCCGTTGTAGCAGTAGTTGCTGTTGTTGCCGTAGTAGCCGTAGTAGCCGTAGTAGCGTTACCTGTTAAATTAAATGTCGCTGTAATACCTGATATTGTTCCACCAGTGATACTAACACTATTAGAGTCTTGGCTTGCCATAGTACCTAAAGATACCCCACCCCATGTAGGTGTAGCCCCAGTTCCAGCAGAGGTTAAAAATTGCCCCGCTGTTCCTGATGCACCATCTAGTGTTAAATTTCCTGTTACTGCAAGAGTCCCTGAAGAGGTTAGTGTGCCAGCATTAGTTAAGCTGTCAAGACTAGAGCCATCCTGAAATTTCTTAACTTGCGACATGAGCTCTCTGCCCATATTATTCAGTGTTGAGGGCGGACATCCTTCATTTATATTGATACCATTTATATCAGTATTTGATGCAGCAGTTGCTGACCATTCACTTACTTTAGTTCTGCTCATAATTTATCCTTTCCTTAACCATGTGTTAGTTCCTGTGGGGACTGTTGTCCAAGTATTTGTTCCTGCTGTTTCTGTTGTCCATGTGTTAGTTCCGACTGCAACGGTTGTCCAATTATTACCCTGAATATGTCCATCAGCAGTTAATATTGCTGTTGCTGAAAATGAACCTATGCCATCTCTTATGGCTGATGGGGAAGCTGATAGAGTACCAGCGCCTAATACAGATGCACTGCCTAAAAATAATTCACTGCCTAATGCTGTAAGGGTTGCTGCTCCAGATACACTACCTACACCAAATACTAACTGACCACTAGAGATTGCTGTTACTGTAGCCGTTCCGTTTACCGAAGCACTACTGGTAACTAATTGACCTGCTGTGACTGCCTCTAGTAATGCTGTTCCATTAATTGAGCCACTACCACTAATAACCTGACCAGCTGATACTGCGGTAAATGTTCCTGTGCCACTTATGCCTGCTGTACCAAATACTGGTGTTCCAACAGTAACCACTGTAACCGTTGCTGTAGCTGCAATGACTGCAACTCCAAGAAGAGTGCTTCCAGCTAAAGAACTATACGGTGACTGTGAAAATGCACTTATGCCAAACATCTATTATCCTTAAAATTATTTATTACAGGTACAAGGTTTGCATTTACATTCTTTACATTTACACATAACTACTTCCTCTTCAATTGTCATTATATAGCCTCTACATCTACGCCACTAAACCATTTCTTTGGCATAGGGATAACTTGGTTCTGTACATCATCAGGAAAAGCTACATATATATGAGTGTCCCCTAATTTAGTATTCCAACAACCTGTATGACTATTACCATTCTCTGTAGCAATCACTTCGTAAGGCATGTTAAGTAGCACTGGGAACGAACAAGCCTTCTCTGTTAGCGTTACTGTTCCTACATCCGTTGTCATGACCATAATATCAGGAAGGTCTGTTTCTGCTGATACCTGTGTGTAACTAAAAGCAAAGAGTAGAGTTGTTGCTAATAATATTTTAGCTAACATTAGTCAGCCGCCTCTGGTACTCCACCCTCTGCTACCCATGCTAGATATGCTTGGTAGTCTGTGTTGGCATTATCCATTGGAATACAAGCGTTATCTACTAGACGTAATATGCAAGAAGAATCTGTGCCGCGAATAATCATTAATTTATACATTTATAGCTCCGAAGATGCAGCAAAATAACCAGTAGTGCTATTATTAGCAGAGTAAGTTGCACCACCCCCAGCAGTAAATGATGCTGTAGCAATCCCAACTCTAGCAAAAGCAACATTTTGTGTACTTCCAGCATCACCTATTGAAGTTGCTGCGATTAATGTTCCCCCTTGTTGCAATCCAGCATTATTTTGAGTCATTGTTGGGGTAGACCTCATTGTAACTTTAAATGGGATGGATATATCACATGCTGAAGTTGTATAGACAATTCCTGATGCAAATATTACATAACCTGATGTGCTTGGATTTAAAAAAGAATTTCCGCCAATTTGATAATAATATCTCTGACACAATGCTAACTCTTGACCATAACTTCTGTGTTCAAAGGCAGTTGCTGTAGAGCCCTCTTCTAGTTGGACGTTGGTAACGTTAATAAAGTTACCTGTAGTCTTTGCCCATTGGGTTGATGATGTTGAACAAACAAATACACCAGCTAACCAAGAACCTGTGGTTGCAGTTCGTAATGTATCTTCATTGTTAAATCCAATATGTATTTCCATACCTGCAGCATTACTGTTTACTAGTACTGTGGCAGCTTCAAATGAGATTGTAACAGTGGCAGTGTTTATCCCTGACACAACAGCTACATCTGTCAAATAGCTACGAGAAGAATTTGAGTTAAGAAAGGCAACTGACAGATTCCCCGACCAGTTTGTTTCTACCTGGAAAGAAAGGGTGACATCTTTTCCATTCAAATCAAATATATTTTGAGATTCCAAAATGTGCTGTATGCCTCTTACATATAAGGACCCAGTCAAATCCGTAACAGCTGCTGTAGCCGTTAGATTTAAACTTTTAGCATTACCTAGTGTAGATTGCTGTGCAGTTAGTGTTCCTGTGCTTGTACTATTCTGTGAGGCAAATCTGTCGATTAAATAAGTCCTACCTGTTACAGTAACAGCAGCACCAGCATTTCTCTGGTCAATCTGCATGGCACCATTGATGATACGATTCTTTGCACCTAGAGGTACGCTTGATGCCATATCAGCAGTAACAATAACTCCATCTTGTACTAGGCTGACCCCAGTTGACCCGTTTATGGTTACAGACATTTATACTGACTCCCAAGTTAGCGTTACTTCATTCCAGATGTACATCTTACCATCTGTTGGCATAGGTGTTGGAGCATCCCATGTCCATGTTGTTTCGTTTAGTGTCCATGATGGATAAGGTTGTGGTGTGTAAAATACATCGTTAGTTGCATTATATGTATGACCTAGACTAGCATAGTTACCTCGTAGAGGTCTACCTTCTGGATGTTGATTAGCGTGTGTATTGTACGAGGTCTGTATCCATGTGCCTGGAGATGAATCTACAAATGTATCAAAGAAGTCTGCCTCTGCGACAATGACCTGTTCTACTATTCCGTTATTAACTTTTGCATAATGTGCCATATCTTTTTCCTTAAGCCGTATAAGTTCCTGAACCTACTGTGCCAAATGTAAGAATTGTATTAGAACCAGATGTTGTCACTGTAGGAGAACCAGTAGTTGTTCCTGTATAATAAGCTGTAGGTATTGAAAGGATAACTACTCCTGAACCACCATTACCACCAGCAGATATATCTCCACCGCCACCTCCACCGCCACCAGTATTAATAGTACCAGCACTACCAGGAATACCAGAACTACCAGAACTACCAGCACCTCCTCCTCCATTACCACCAGCACTAGCAGTTCCGCCAGCCACACCTGCTCCACCACCACCAGCATAATAAGTAGATGTGCCAGTAATAGATGAAGCTACTCCAACACCACCAGCACCACCAGTAGCAGGAGATAAAACATAATCTTGACCTACTGCACCAGCACCTCCTCCGCCGCCGCCTGGAGCATTACCAATAGCACTTGTACCAGCACCACCAGCATTACCTTGTCCACTTGTTCCTGCACCACCTGCACCACCATAAGAACCGCCACCACCCGAACCTCCTCCTACACCAGCACCAAGTGAGAATGAACTTCCACCACCACCACCAGAAGCTGTCAAAGAAAAAGCAGTTGAATTTCCGCCACTAGCTCCTTTTACACTTGTGGCAGCACCCGCCCCACCAGCACCAACAACAAAAGAATATGTTGTTCCTATTTCTAAATTTGTGCTTCCGCTTAATAATCCACCTGCTCCTCCGCCACCACCTACTCGTTGTCCGCCACCAGCCCCACCAGCAACTAATAAATAACTAATAGAATTAAAAGGTAATTTAGGCAATGCAACCCACTCATATCCGTTATAGTATTCCATTGCACTCAATGTTGAGTTGTATCTTGTCATTCCAGTAGCTGGACTACCTGGTCTTTGTGCTGTTGTTCCTGAAGGTAAATCAAAGTAGCCAGTAGATGCTGTTGATGCGTCATATACACCAGTTGTAGTAAGTAGCGTTCCTGTACTTGCAGGTAATGTTAATGTATTAGTTCCAGATACATCTGGTGCTGCGATTGTTATTGCTCCCGAAGTATTTCCAGTTAGTATTACGTTAGCCATTATGCGTTCTCCAATACTTGTATTCTAGTTTCTAAATCTTCTATCTTGGTAATAGCTTCTTGTAAGGCTGCGGTTAATAGTGGCACAAGTTTAGATTGGTCTATGCCTTGATAGTCAGGTACTTCTCTTGTTCCCATGACAGCTTCTGTTACTACCTTACCATCATCTATTACCGCTGGAGTAACTTCATATTCTTCCGTCATCATGGCATCTTTAGTTTTTGTTACTGCTTCAGGGACCACTGCTTGTGCTTCGTGCGCAAGAAATCCTTCCCCATGTGAGCCATCTTGTACCCATGCCCATGTTTTAGGGACAAGCTGTTTAAGTCTATTTATACTTCCAGACATAGGTGCTACATTTTCTTTTAAGCGATAGTCAGAGGATGTATTATAAGCAACTGTTGTAGGTGTTGCTGAAATATTGCCTTTTACCGTTCCATTAGCAGCATAAAAATTAATCATAGTGGCATAATCACTACCAATAGACTGTAAACCAAGAACATCTTCGGCTGCTGCTTGTTTTATAAAAACTTTATTATTCCCAAGGATTGATGTAGTCCCTACCAACATACTACCATCTCCTCTAATTCGCATCAAAGAAGTCCCTGCTTTATTAGAAAAGTTAGCTGAATAATTCCCTGAATCATCACCAGCCACAACATCTATTCCGTAACTTCCAGTAGCGTGTGTATTCTTGAAACGAGCCACTAGATTGTCACTAGCTGCCGTCTCAACATTCAACTTTAGACCCGAGGTTGCTGTAGTACCAATGCCCACATTCTCACTAGCATCAATATCTATAGCTACACTCGTAGCATTATCATCAATACCAGTAGATGTTATCCCTGTTAATTGAGAACCATCTCCAGTAAGTCCTGTGCCATTCACTCCAGCTTTGGTAACACCTGCTGATTGAAATTCTATTATTCCAGAAGTATCTGATGTTAGTTTTAATCCATCACTTGTATCCGCGTTTATTAAAGTTGCCATATTATAATACCACCCATCGTTGTCCACTTGGAATTGTTACTGTTACACCACCTGCTATTACCATTGGTCCTACACTCATGCCATTTGTTCCCGTTGATATTGTATAATTTGTTGAGATTGTATCTGAGTTTTCGTAGATTGCTCCGCCTGCGGAAGCCCCTTCAATTGTTGCCCATGTCATTGAACCATCAGCATCAGATGTTAAAGCCTGACCTGATGTTCCATTTCCTGTTACATTTAATTTAGACGCATTAACAGAGTCATCTGCCATTTTAGCTGTTGTTACATTAGCATCTAATATTTTAACCGTAGTCACTGCATCTGTTGCAAGTTTGGCGACTGTTACATTAGCGTCTAGTATCATTGAGGTAAGAACTTTATCTGTACCTATGGTAAGAGTTGTATCACCTGTTACATCACCTGTGTGCGTAGCATTTGTTACTTTAGCTGTATTATCTGAAATTGCTGTATTAATAGCATCCGCTAGTTTATCGGCTGTAACTGCATCATCAACAATGTTTGCAGTAGCTACTACGTTGGCATCATTAATCACTGTGCCATTTAAAGTAACGGCTTTCTCGGCAGGGTATGTACAGAATACGTTACTTGTTCCTGATAATGTCAGTGCTGCTCCAGCATTGCTAGATTCAAGTATGGTAGTTCTGGATAACGTAGTTCCTGAAGCAGTGTAAGTGCCTAAACCTACTTCCCAAGCATTACCGTTAGTAATAGCATAATAAGTAGTGCTTCCATCACCAACAGCAGCGAATGTTTGAAATCCTGTTACCGCACCTGCAAGCGTAACTGTGCCTGTACCAGTGGTAGTAGTGGTTTCATTAAT